TTTGTCTATGCGGGGGCACAAATACAATTTACTAGTAACCGTTCTGGTTGAGCAAACACGCGCTGAGGTCTAGGAGAGTTGTTCTGGCAACGGGGCCCTGAGGGGCCCCTTTATGCACAACAACAATGCCTCCATTGTTATCTCAGGGATTGCGTAAGTCTAATAAATCATAAAAAACCCGGTATCAATCAGTTATTATCAGCCACTGTAGAGCGCGCTAATATAACAGGTGTGACTGGCCATCCCTGGCTCCAGTCATCTCCGACACTCATCCACATGTTGAGATTGATATCTTGTGAAACCCCGTTGGGTTCCTCCCATGTGGTAGCTAACTTAGGCAAGTTGGCTCTTTCATCAAACAATGAATCGCCGGCTGGGTCATAAAACAGACATGTACAATGCATGTCATAGTCGAAGTAAAAAGGTATCTGTACTTCAATCCATCTCTTCATTTGTATAAAGTCCATCTGTTGAATGTCCCAACCAGTGAATCCATCTTGGTCGGTTGATGCGAGTGTCTCTCCAGAGACAAAGTTTTGTGTGTAGACTGTCCATGTATTTGCAATGTTGCCTACTTGTTGAAACTTGAATCTGAAGGATCCCCTTCTGAAGTGAAATGTGCGAGCAGCTCTCTGAAGGGGGTTGATTTTGTTAATGCCGAAATCCCAGGGATTTATAACAAAATCGTAGCTGCTTTGACCAGTGCCGGATAGCGACTGATCGAATACGTATCTTCTCATCATTTCACTGAATGAGGTGATCTCCTCTCCCATGGTAATGTCTTTCTTTAAAGTCACTTTTGTAGGAATTAGGGTTGGGAAAGGTTGCTCAAATAATACGCGCATGTTCGTGGGCTCGGGTGCGGGTTCAGAACTCTGAGCAAGTTTGACAAATCCACCTAAGGATCTGCTGGAATTCTTCTTCTCTTGTTTCAGAGGCTTGAATTCTTTCCCTATTCCTCTCTTTTTAGCTGGTTTTGGTCCTTTCATTGCGGGTGCAACAGTGCCGTCTACGTAATTCGACGGTAGTGAAGTCAGTCGTGCAACTCTAAAGTCCGGTCCACCACTAATCCAGACAGCGTAAAAAACTTCTGCTGTCCCTGTAGAGTTTCCAAGTGTCAGTTGGTTAAGTACTGACATTACCCATTGGCCGTTTCGTCCTTTCCAGTTTGTTGCTGGTGACGTATCTGTGGCGACCTGAAGGGTGTTGGTTCTCTGCCAGCCTGCTTGTTGCAGGTATGGAATAGTGAATGAGTAACTGGTGTCTCCGGTGAAATCAATCACGTGAGACACA